ATTTCGTCTGTTGCTGCTTGCGTAGCTTCATTGATTTGTAATACACCCTTAGCTGCTGCCTGTATTTGAGCGATCTGTATTTTGGTAGCTTCTTGTAGCTCTGTTTTCCAGCGTTCAAACATTACTTTTTGCTGCTCCATTTGCGCCTTAGCTTGCGCGTCTGCCTGTGCTCTAGCCATATCAACCTGCTGTTGCATTTGCGCTCTTTGCTGCTCTAACTGCGCCTGCATTTGCATCTTCTCGCGCTCTATTTGAAGCTTAACTTGAGCCTGCATCTGCTCGGCTTGAGCGTCTGCCTGCATCTTGGCCACTTCCATCTGATCGCTATTGTCCTCTTGAGGCGGCTCTTGCTGACGGCTCTCAACCTGCTGCTTGAACTGCTCAAACGCATTTTCTATTGAGCGGCCTGCCTTGAATGCTCGCACGCCCATCATTAGCATTTCCATAGCCAGCGGTGCTAAGTCTGGCTCTGCTGCGGTCGCTTCAACCATCTGCCCTATAAATCCGCCGGCCGCCTGCAGGAATTCTATAGTGCTCTCTTTTTCTTGCTCCTCGTCAATAGCCACTAGAGAGTCTGCAGCTATTTCAATTTGGTACGACCTTAACGGCTCTTGCTTCATGAGCATGATAGCTGGCTCGATGAACTGCGCGTCAAGCGTTTGGTCAACACCACTCATTGCTACTAATGTTTGCGGGCTGTATAAGTCCATCATCATTTCTGCTTTTATTTTTAGCAGCTCGGTTGCAAATACTGCGATCTGATGCTGACGTGGCTCAAGTCTCAAAGACCCAAACTGACGTTTTATATTTTGCGCTGTTGCAGTTTCACTGGCTTTAGTAGCACCCCTGATAATATCAGACAGCCCTGTTATTTCGTATATTACCTGTTTGGTCTGTTCGCGAGCTAGGTAACACTGCTGCAGAGCTTGAGCAACTTCACGTATAGGAACCCATGATATAGCCCCGTCAATGCCACCCTTTTCGCTCAAAGCCGCCCAATTCTCAACTGGAACCAGGGTATTTTCAGGCGATTGCAATATTCTTGCAATCTCTGGACTGGACGCATCGTAAGCCCCGTTTAATTTTAAAGCTTCCAATAGCCCAGATATTCTATTGGTGATGGAGTCCAACTCTACTGCCTGATCTTGGTACAGAATAAAATCTGGTATTGGTGTGAGCCTGTCTGTAGTTTGCGTGGCATACAAAGGTTTAGGACATGGGAAAAAACCTTCCAGCCCGTACGGGTCAGGCTTAACATCAAGCAAATCAGGATACCCTTTAGACACCCAGTAAACCGTCCTTGTTCCCTTATCCCAAATCTCCCAAACCTCGGCACGCCTTGAGTCTACATTCTTGTCAGCGTCATCATCAACACCAACCGGACGATTGACCATAGGGACGTCTGCGAATTCCTCACCAAACCGATTGATGCCGTCTGCCTTGCTTAAATATACTCGTCTAGCAACCCACTCGACATCGGACCAATTTCTACCATTGCCATGCAGGAAGTCTTCCCAATACACGTAATCCACAACTGCACGCTCTAGCACATCAGGCGTTGCAGGGGTCATCTCGGCTTCTAACGCCCCTAAATCGGCTTCTGTCTGTGGAGCGGTGTCATCCAGGGGGCGCGATACTTCGTACGTCTCAAACCTAACCCAAGCTGTGCCTCGTCCGGATAACAGCCGGTCTAACACAACTTGGCGCATAGTTTCGTCAAAGTCTGGGTAATAATCCAACTCGTACTGCAACGAGCGCTCTAATATTTGGCTGGCTGTCCTTGTGATCGGATTGTTGTCTTTGTTTCGCCTAGACACAGTGGCTTTTGGCGTTCTCGAGTAAGTCGCTGGCAAAATGGTCTCAATGTTGGACCACAATATATTAAACCTAGCTTTTTTGTTTTCGCTCGCCTCACGCTCGTCACGATACCATTTTATTATCTTTTTAGATCGTTGAGTCCAATTCTTTTCGTCAGCGTCTGATTGTCTCTGACTTATTGCATCAACCCACTTCTTAGCAGCTGCTTGGCTGTCTGTTATTTCTATTTCATCGTTCATAGTGTCGTGTTCGCCATCATGTAGTCATCGCTCTATCTGCAACTGTCATTTCGTACAGCCTGTTGGTTGAATCGTTGCCTGACGTAACAGCGGAGCTAAAGATAAGTCGAGTAAGGTTAAAATCTGCTATTATGGCATACTCGCCTACTTTACTACCGTTATAGTAACATCTTACTTGTCTTTTAGTCCATGTCAAGCCTATCTTATATCTAGCACCTATAACGTGGGTTAAAATCGTGATTGAGTTGGAGTGTCATCCCAAAGCGTATCTAGTGGTGCGGTTATTATCCTGCCTTTATTTGTGCCTTGTATAGCATACTTAGCATCTTCTGGCAATGGCTTGGGCTTATATTCGTTTAGAATTTGAGCGCCATAACAAAAAGCGTCAGCTGGGTGGCTGCAGTGATCATGTAAAGGGTTTTTGCTAAAAGCCTGGTTATCAGAGTTCCACTCAAACCGCCAACCCTCTAAACCGTCTATGCCATGCTCACAACCAGCAAGGTCGAACTGGCATTTCGGCAAAATTGCTCTTGCAGCGTTTATCTGGTCCAGCTTCTTGCTTTGTGGAACGATACGAACGTGCTTAACACCAAAAGCCTGTATAAACCGCTCTAGCGACGAACGTTTAGACTGAAATGTTTTGGCTCTTGCGTCATGTGGCAGATAAACCGTATCTAGCTTCATGCCTGCTAAGTTTTCCTTTACCCTATCAGCCCAATCATCTGCATCTAAGCCGGAATCGCCGTCATACTTTAACAAACTAAAACCGCCCACAACCGGCTGCCAAAACCACCAACTTGCTGTATCTCTGAACCCTATATCAGACGATATGACTATTGGCGCGCCGTTAGGATCGTATTCTACTGATCCTATTCTGCCATCAGCGCGCGCCTTGGCAATATGTTTACCTAAAATTGCACCTGCTACCGTTCCGTAAGCGCCTTCCCAGATGTGATCGTACTCGTCAGGGCGCTGCTCTTTATCTCTTAGCCTGGCCCTATTTAGAAGGTCTGGAAATTTCGGGTTATCACGCCAGTTTATGACCGTACCCTTAATTCTAGGATCGTTAGAAAACCTGTATCTACGCTCAACTGCAGCGGCCTTTCTAGCTGGGTTCCAACTTAACCACAACTCAGCGTTCCAACCTTCGCCCTCCTCACGCAAAGTTGGCACTAGAATATCAAAAGCCTGGTCCGTTACTGGCTCCGCCTCATCAATCCAGCAAAGCAGTATTCTACCTTTTGATTTAATGCTTGCTATATTTCTGTCTAGCCCAGCAAATGTGAAAGATATATTGCCATCACGAGACTTAATATACTTCTCGCCTATTTCGTAATAATCTTTAAGCCATGGTACGGACTCTATAGCCCTCTTTAATTCCTCTAGGCTTGAGTCTTCCAGGCTGTTCATGTATTGACGTGCGCAAAGTATAAGGCCTTTGATTCCGGCCATCCCGAAACGATACCCTTCTACTGCTGCCATGAGAGCAAAGCTGCGTGTCTTTGCACTGCCACGACCGCCACACGCCCAACGAACGTCTGCTTCGCCTTTGAATACAGGTATCAGCTTTTTTGGTAACTCAATGCGTGCTGTGCTCGTCGTCATCAAATGCTATTAACTCAATGCGAGTTGGAGACATGCTTCGGTCAGGGCTGGTGTGCGCGATGTCTTGACGGTCGCTGTAGCCGTGCTTGGTTAACATCATCTTTGTAATAGCAGGATTAAAGTCGCCGGATAATCCCCCATTCACCAACCCTTGGTGCTGTATCTGCTCTACGCGCGTAAAAATGCGCAAAAAATCCTCGTTATCCCCTTTCGACCAATTGTAAACAGTGTTGGTAGCGACGTCTAAATAAAGAGCTAGCCCCACCACTGTTGGAACTCTATCACCAATGGATTCGTAGCGCTCCATATACTCCTTGGCGCGCTTTATCATTTTGTTGTCTAGCTTAGTAGGCCTCCCCACCGGCTTCTTAGGCAAATCCAGCTCCTTCAAACATTCTTAACCCTTACGCATTCTGCACTTAGCACATGCAGCCCGATCTGTTCTATCTTTTTTGTATCTGTCGCGGCTGCTTGGCAAGTGTATTTAGAAACGTACCCTCGTCCGTATTCTGATGTTACCACTGATACGGTATTGCTTGGCATCAGAAGGATAATGACAAGAGTCCACATGTAATGATCGTATAGGATTGTTATGTGTGTGTCAAGATTGTTGTGTTTTTATTTTAAACAGTTCGACGACCGCCCCTGTGGGCTTGCGCTCTCCTTTTAATCTCTTCGTTGACCCTACCCAAATAATCCATCGCTGTCTCAACTTTCCAACCATGCTTTCGTGCCTTATCCGCATTGTCCTTGTTGAATACTTCGATTACGCGTCCGTCAGGAAGCGTAATTACCCAGCTATTGCTTTGCATTAAACCACCTCCTGACCAAATAACCCCTAACAATGCTAACCGCCGTGAATATGCCTGCAATCTCTATGTTTGACTGCAGGTTAATCTCAAGCCCGTAGAGCGGGAAAACTATGAGTTGAGTCACCATAGCCACCACTAGACCAATTAAGGTGCTAGTGATGGCTTCTATGAAAGATTGAAGGCGGGGCTGCATTACTTATTCATCTGATTCATAAACTGCGCATCTCTAACCATACGCTCACGCCGCACGGTCTCTGACGGCTCTAAGCAAGCTGCGATGATCCAGCCGATCCAGGTTAGGAAAAAGCTCCACCAAAAGCCAGCTGCGCCACGCCCTTTGCCTTTAGCGATGAGCCATCCTATGAAGCCGGTTATTGATCCAGTTAAAATTACAATTAGTAGAAATTCCATTTCTATTTCTCCTTAAAACGTTAATAAAACTGACGGCACACCATCAAATCATAAGGCTGGCTTGGATAAAGCACCATTTCATATACAGTCGTTATGCCAAAAAATACACCCTAGAATACTACCAGCGTCGCTAACACGCTGCTCCAACCTTATGACTTGATAGTCCTGCCGTTTTACGACTGGCAGGCGTCGGGTCTTTTCACTAGGCCGGAGACCATCCGGTGGAGATGGTCCTAGCCCCAGTTTTTGTGTTCTTGCGATCTCTCGTAATGATTACCCACGCCGTGGGGCGTCCACAGCCTAGGCTGATGCTTGCCTGCCCGCTCTTGGTTAAGAGCTAGTTGTGCAGGTGGAACGTAGTGCCTGCGGCTGCTTAATGGTTGGTTTGCTCTTTTCATTTTCACTCTCCTTAATCAGCCGGCTTAAATACCAGTCGGCTTTTCTTAAATCCTCAATACCGCCCTTGTTTTCATATCGCCAAACGTACTTGACGATATTTCCACGCAAATAACCGGCGAATTGCTCATCTGTTAATTGAGCCTTGATTGCTTCTATGCACTCAACGCTACCAGTTTTGTAATGATCAGGGTTTATGTTGCTCATCTTTGTACTTCCTGATCGCAATACGAACGCCCTTGCTAAGATTTCCATTACCAATATCAGCTGCGTACTCTGCTAGCTTCTCTGGTAACACTAGGTGATAGCTTCTAGCGTTCTCCAATTCTCGAGGTCTTCCAAGTTTTTTTCTCATGCTTTAATTATACGGTTATTAAAATGTTATTGCAAGTCTTTTTTAAACTGTTTTTTTATTTCTGCCTCAAGCTTCTTTCTTGCCTCGATTCCGCGCTTAGATTGGACCATATTTAAATATGGCCGTCGCTCAGCAAAAGGTAATCGTAAAACATATTTTGCCTCTCCGATTAACTTTTCTTTCTCAACTGTTTTGGGGTTGTAATTTATTATCTCGACACCACCTGCACGGTTTCCCATATAGCACCTCGTCAGTTATACAACTCAAGGGCAATAAATGCTGCCCTTGCGTTTTAAATATCCATTTTAGTTTATTTCCTTAAAAAGGTGTCGAAGGTGTCGATAGACATAGTAATAGGTTTAAAATCAATGGTTTACGATTTTCGACACCTCTCCGACACCCTGACACCTCCTGTCGAAAAACGTTGCCCTTGAGTATGTTTTTACGAAATTCCGAAAGGCAGAAAAAAACCGAAAGGCAGCAATGTTTAGTTACAGATGCATAGGTTTCTGTATCAATTAGAAACACTTCTATTTATTTTTGCCTAAAAACGGAGTAGAGGTGTCGAAAAAAGCCCCTAAAAAGGGGCTCTAAAACAGGGGTGTCGGAGGTTAAATATACTCTTTTCTAGGCACTAAAAGAAGACGTCTGCCCGAAGCTTCACGTTTTCCTTGCCCACCATTCATGCGTCTAATAAACATAGCCGCCTTGGTCGCATCTGCTCTGGTTGGCCTATCCACACCAGCTTCTATAAGTGCGTCAGTAGCCTGTATCCAGCGCCACGATGTTTGGTCCGATTCCCAATCAAACACATTAAGCAATCGTTCCTCTATCGGATCTATAGCCATGTAACTATCGTTGCTCATGTTAAGCAGATCAGTTTCTTCTGAAGTCAGGTTATGAGACGCTCCGTTTTCGTAATGATGATACACCTCTGCCCACACCTGTTGCATATCCAGATCGTGCAGGAAGTTTATTTTTTCGCACGGTATAGTCCAAAATCTAGTATTCCCAGTTGGATCGTTAAGGAATTCTCTAGGGTTTACTGAGCCAAAGAACACGGTCCGACGAGCGAATTTTGATGATTTTCTTGCGTACGGTAAACGGACTTCATCAAGCTGCTTTGATATGAAGCCCTTTAGTTGTGCTATATCGGACCGTTTAAAAGTTGCGTCCAGCTCTCCTAGCTCAACCAACCAGTGCGAGACAGCCTGTTTTACCGAATCCTTATCATCTGGTCTTAGTATTACCCCGTCTTGGATAACGTCCAGGTGCTCTGGCACTAGACGTTTAAACCACGCCGTTTTACCAATCTGCTGGTCTCCTTGAAAAACCATCACCCCCCGCGCTGAAATACCCGCAGGTGAGAACGCGGCTGCGACAGCGGATATAAACCACCTGAACATAAGTTTTTCTTTCAGCCCTGCCGAGAAGTGTTTTGATTCAGTGATTGTTGCGTACAGATCTGGCAGGCGTGGCACACCGTCCCATGGTTTGGATTCAATCCACGCTGTTACGGGGTTAAACTGGTTTTTATCAGCTATTAAAGTAACCATTTCTTGCAGCCCGTCCGTGGGGAAATTAAATAGGCTGCATTGACTGGTTAACCACGCAAGGGCTGCGTTCGCTTGGTTATCGACCGAGAACCCGCTGCCTGGAATAAGGATTTCCTCCTCTTTTTTTATCACGTTATAGCGGATCGTTACACCAAGACGCCTGCAAATTTCCAAAAGGTTTTCATAGTGCTTATATGGCCTTTTATTACCATCAGCCCAGGGTAAAAGGCTTAAGTAGTCCACAGGCGCAGTAGTGTCGTTGGTCTTTTCCAGCACCTCACCGGTTTCGTAATCCACCCGCGCCGGTGCATTAGTCCTTATACCCATCTCTTTCGCGATTGCCTGCGCTGCGGTTTTATAATCCCCGTTGTAGTCGTAGTAACATAGCAGATCGAACGGTGCGACCGGCCTGCCAGTCTCATCAGAGCAAAGCGGATCTGATGCGTGGTGAATCCATAGCTTATTAGATGATTCAAACACCACCACCCCAGGAAGTCCAGTAGTTGAAAACGGTGACAGCATCCTCTTGCCTTTGACTTTGTAGCCATAGTTTTCAGCTTCTGTTATTACGCTCCTTTCATTGTTGTAGCGATTAACCACGCTGACCAAACCGCCCCCAGCGCCGTTGTATGTGACTTCTTTATTTTTCGGCTTTGTTTTCCTGCTATACAGATCATCAAGATCAACCCACGGGCACGCGGCCATCATCTGCGGTTTGATCTTGTCAAACTCTTGCCATAGTGCGATTAACCACTTTGGCGGCTCTGGCCAATCTTTCCGCGGCTGTGTTAACCAACGATACGGCTGCTGTGTTTCCGGATGAATAGACGGCGGCAATACGTTCTGCTTCTGGCTCCCGTCAGTGGCTGACCGCAGCTCAAAGACGGTATACATAGCATGCTTCTTGGCTTCATTTTTAAGCTCCTCCTCAAGCTCTGTATTACCCTCGTCTCGCGCCTCTCTAGCCTGATGCAATAAATCCCTATGGATCTCACCAGTTGGATCGCTCTCCGGCCGCCAGTTTAGTTTAACGTAGGGCAGATCAATGCCTTCTGGAACTCTGAATTCGATCCTTAACCCTGGCGCCTTGCCTTGGATCGTAGGGGCGCTATCGATTAGCTCCTTTAGATCGATTCCGAGCGCATCACAGATTATGGAAAAAGACTTAAAGCAGTCTACATCTATAGAGCAGATTTTAGACTGATGAAGCGCCATACCCATGTTGTAGTCAGGGTTTTTGGTAAAGAACGCCTCTGCCACATCAGGGCACGTTAAAACCTTATTCCCCCAATCTCTGGTACGTGGGTATTTCCTGTTCGGCTCTATGGGCACAATGGCTAAACCGAATTGCTTTATGTACTGTTTCGCGTACCACGCTGTTGTTTTCGTCATTTAACTTGCTCCGGATCAATGTACTCATAGACAGCTTTCCCTGCTGGGATTTCTTGAGCCTTTAGCCATGGCCTGTTCCCGTGCTTATCATCCTTTACTATTGATAAGCATTTAAGGCACTGAATGCCGTAATGAATTGATCCGTTAACGAACGTGCGCCTGACGTAAACACGGTGTCCAACGTGATCGCAATCAACGTTTTGCATCGTACTTTCCTTCTTATGGTTTAAAGTTTTTAATGATTTCTATAGCCTCTGCAGGGCTTCTCGCAACCCCAGCTATAGCCCCTAACCTTTTAATTGATCTTATGAATTTGTTTTGTTTTTCTGTTGGCTTTCCTTTTTTAGTTTTAACCTCAATGGCTGTAAAAACCCCTACAGTTTTCCCCACCATATCAGGGGTAATTACAATTGGCGCGATGCCGATTAAATCAGAACCCCCAGCGCCCCCAACACCATATCTTACATAATAACCTTCTTGTGTTTTATAGGCACCGACGTTATTTCTAAACAAGGGTATACCACTATCAGATGCAGCCAACTGTAT